TTTGGCTGTATGGCTAAATGAGCCGCCAGTTTCAATATGGGCAATCGTTAAAGCTACATTTGGAGGAATCCCGGCCTGTTGTGCTTTGCGTGCAATCGTTTTGGCATTGGTTGGTAAAGCCATAGTGTCGTAATTGACTGGCTTCTGTTTATCCTCACCTTTCACCGGATGCACCACGTTTACCGGTCGACCCATGCGCAGGGCTTCAGTTGCTGTATCCAAGTTTTTAATATGGTTATTGGCCTGAACCGGATTGGCTGGCTGCACTGGTGCCAGTGTATCTTCAAACTCCAATTCATTTAAAACCAGTGCCGCCTGCTGTTGTTCTGGTGTGACATTGGGATTATTAAAATACTTACCGGCACCGCGTGCTGCACCAAAAAACAGGGTATTCAGCAAGATATCTGTAGTGACTGATTCGGCTGTGACTTCGTATTTTTTGGCCTGTTTGTCGTAACCTTCAGATTCAAGAATTGCACCCGATACAGCTTGGCCACCAATGGATAGACCAGATGCTCCACCAACGGAAAGTAGGCCATCTTTAATCACGCCACCTGTGCCTTTAAAACCATAGGACATAGGCAAAGCCGTTGATACCGCAGCCACAGCACCATCAATCAAAGCGACTTTTAAAGCGGTTTCTTCGTCCACGCCGTCACGGGTTAAGTCACCGTAGACATAGTTAGTCTCAGATCCACCAGTAACAGCCGCAGCACCGGCAATACCACCAACAGCACTACCGACCACAGCACGTGTTGCATAGTCGCCCAGACTGAATGCGATATTGCCGACTGTGCCGGTATTCTCTTTGTCTTGCAGATAATCAATCGATTCATAGACCAGATCATCACGCGCCTTCTGCTTACGCTCCTTATAGGCAGAATACGGCTCGCTAAATTCCTCTTTACCCACATCATCCAAGGAATATGAAACACGATCCACAACGGCATCGACTGGCGCAGCAATCGCATCACCGACCTTGGCAAAGCCAGCTGCCGCACCACGAAACGGCGCAGCCACTTTAAACAATGCGCTGGATTCTTCTTTTTGTTCAATGGGTGCATAACTCACACCTGGTGTGTTGAGCTGATCAACCTGCTTTTGATCACTGCTTGAGTATTCAGATAGCCAGTTACTCATTACTTGGTTGCTCCCTGCATATTGATCCGCCACATCACGCCACCCACTTGCAACGGCGCACCACGTTCATTGATCAGGTCATATTGGATCTCGCCTTTTTTAGATCGCTTGTCAGATCGGCGCAGGCGTAAATCTTCTAGTTCGGCTGTGCTGATACCAGTGGCCTGAGAAATCGCGGCATAGCCTTTGCTGACTTCACTTTCAAAACGGTCATCATCCATGCCGTAGGGTTTGGATACTTTCCATGTTTTATTGCCGGTACCATACTTTAAGCCTTGATCATATACGCCACCTGTAGCCATACTTAAAGCCGCATTCGCAATACTGGTTTCAATGGTTTCGTTTGTTCCACCTTGTGCATTGCCACGTTCCATCAAATGCGCATAGATCGATTTGAATGTTGAATACGTCATATTGGCAGTTTCGCCAGATACAGAATTACCCACATATTCATTAAACTTTGTTTTTAGAAGATCATCTTTCGGCATGATCAGCTGCTTATTTTTAAGCGCCTGAGTACCTGAAATAATCGCAGCTGCTACATCCTCCCCTTGTTCTGAACGATAGTTGTTAGCACGTGCTACACCCGCCATAAGGTATGTTAGATCACCACCGCCAAGCTGCCCCATGGTTGCAGACCAGATCTTGCTGCCATTCGGTACGCCTTTAGACTGGTTGATTAACTCACCAATAAAATCCAGCTTGTCATTCACAGACTTGGCTTCAAACGCTTGTTTAGCTTCTGGCAGGTCTTCGGCTGCAATAGGTTTCACCACAATGTTTGGATCTTTAAGCGCCAATTGACTCACGCCGTTATCAATCGCTTTGGCAGCAAATGATTTAGGATTGGCTTTCAACTCACCAGCATTCAGGCTATGTATTTCTAAACCTGCTTCACGGACTGCCTGATTCGGATTATTTTTTAATGTTTCTGTCTTTTCCTTATGGATTGACTCAAACACACCTAAAATCTTTTCCTCAGTTGCTGGATCTGCTGACTTGCTATTCTTGGCACGCGCCTTCTGTTCATTGATACGCTTTAGCTGCTCAGATGTAGACAGGTTAGAAAACTGCTGAAAACTATTGGACTGTGATTTGTAGAAATTATATTCGGCTTCATGTTCAGTACCGACCACTGCACCGCCTACACTTGCCAGATAATCATCATCCAAGGCACGACCAGTCAGCACCTGAGATTTAAAATCATTCAGGACTTTGCCGGCTAATTGCAGACGCTTATTTTCTTCGACTTCAACCTGTTTATTGAGTGCATCGATCCGGCTGAGTACCTGCGCTTTTTTCTGTTGCAGCGTTGGGCCGTCTGTATAACCAAAACCACCGTTATCCATTTCAGTAACAAGCTGCTGCAGGCTGGCCGTGTCCTTGTTTTCAATGGCACTGGTGATACGTCCGTCAATATCTTGCAGATCACGTGTGCCCTGGTATTTATAAATTAGCGCCTGTTTTTGTGCTTCTGGGATATTTAGGCTTTGAATATTGGATTTGACGTATTCCGCACCCGCTTCACGATCCATACGTGTGCCGATCTCAAGATAACGATCAGCCAGCACTTCACCTTTTTTGTTGTCAGCACTCAACTGCAATGGCAGAAATGAAGTGGCATTACGAGTTACATTACTGGACCAGTGCTGACTTAATGCCTGGTGTGCATGCCCGGGCAGCTCACCTTCCATATCTTTGAAACGCTTTTCAGACCATTGCTGTAATGTTTTATTGGCTACATCGGCATTCATTGCGCCGTTGGCCACATCGTTTTTAAGCAACGTTACCTGCTCTGATAGCTCGGTAGTCAGCACATCATCCAGCTTGACCTTGGCTTCTTTTTCCGCAAGATCATTATGATAAAGCTCTGCGCGTTTGGCTGATACATCGGCTTCATCAGATTTTCGTCTGCGTTCCTCAATGATGCCGTCTACTGCCTTACCAATACTTCCGAGTCCGGTCATTGGTGTGTGCTGCTGCATAACTGGCCGGGATGTATTCCGACCTTGAGATTTTGGAATTAACGCCATTATTTCCATCCTCCTGATGATGCTGCACCCATGAAGTCAGAGGCGGCTTGCATCGCATAATTATTACGTTGCATCTTGCCCTGCATGCGAACCTGCTTGGATTGATATCCAGCATCGGAGATATTGAGAGAAGCGTTATAGGCTGCATCAGAAATATGTTCATCCTGAAGCATTGCTGCTGCACCTACATTAACATTCACACCATTTTCAGCAGCCTGTGCACGCGCTGTTGAAGCATTGCTCTTGCCTTGCCGCTTCATCTTTTCGGCTTCTGCACGTGCCACTGAATTAATGGTTTTGGCATTACCTTTTGACACAGCATCTGCCATTTGAGCATTAGCCATGTTTTGAACGCCCTGCATGAGTCCACCTGGGTTGCACATGATTAAACCTCCATTTCCAGAACATAGCCGACCAGTTCAAAGCCTAATGATTCATACAGGCTTACAGTACGATCCGCATGAATACCGGTGGTGGTGCCGACCTGAATACGGTCTGCTTTGTTCATATCTGCCCATACTTTGAATGTTTCAATCAGATCACTGGCTGCACCTGATTTACGATACTCAGGCAGGACATAAAGCCCCTGTTCAAAGGCAATGATCTGACCAGTACGCCAGTCAGTATCTAATGCACCAATTAATGTTCCGACCGGGTTCGAGTATTCATCTGTCACCATCAGGATTGAGCCATGTTTATCAATCAGATAAGCAAATACATTTCTAGCCCGTTTCTCATCAAAGCCCTGTTTCTTAAACCGTGGTGATTCATTGGTCAGACGCTTGCCCCAGTCAACAAGCGTGTCTAAATCTTCTAGTGTTGCTGCACGTACAAGCATCTTTATCTCTCATTCATTGATACCAACATAGCTACACTTTGGACGTGGAAAGGCAGCGGTTTGTTGTGTGTTATTTTTAATTCCATTTCGTGCAAGGTCGACCAGCCATTCATGCTGACACTGACTGGCCCTGTATAGGTCAGGTTCTGGAATGCAGACTGGTTAAATGACTTGTGTTCCAGATCGTACTGGTTGCACTGGCCACCAATTGAATTACAGATATACAAGACCGTTTCATGCGCCTGGATCTTATGGAACATTGCAGTATTGGGAACTTGGCTGTGATCCGGTGGCAGAAACTCAACTTCCATATTGAACGGCTGGCCAGCAAACCACGTGCCGGATGTTGGCTGGTTGTCATCGTAGAAATAGCCATCTGCATTCTGGAATCGATACTGTGTGCTGTTATGCAGGTTTCTGTTTGCCAATGCGCCGTTATGTGCAATCTCACAATCCATGAATGATGTTTCGTCCAGCTGCTCAAGCACAACCGAAGTTTTACGCTGAATCAGCATGAAGCACAGATCATTTCCAGTTGCTTGCGGCAATGCACAGATTGATCGTACAGATCCGCCAAAGTCATGCTGTGCCCAGGCATTCATTTCCTGATCACGGTTTAAGGTGATACTGGCCACCATGCCATCATTGAGTACCATCCAGACCAAACTATACGGCGTTTGCTGGTAGGTCAGTTCTTTGATGCCGCCATGATCCTCTGCAATGTGTGGTGCAATGGCTGATAGTTCCGGACTGACCAGACCATCTACCTCATAGCGATAGGACAACGCACGTAAACGGTTACCGCCACGCTGGACAAATAGCAGCTCATTACCCACTAGACACGGACGGACGTTCGATTGTGCGCCGTAGGTTGTATGCTGTTCGATCTGGGCAGATGCAGGTGTAAATGCACCGGTTGAACTGATCAGGAACTCAGAGCCACCAGTAAGCGCGACCACACCACCACGTTGTGCCAGGTGCAGAATGTTGTCTGCCTGTGCAGATGATGAAGCCATACTAAATGCGCTGGCATCGTCGGTTGCTTCCAGAAAATCACCATCGTTACCAATTGCACTGACCCATAACTGGTTCGGGTTGTTTTTGGTGTTGGCAAAGACCAGGCGTTGTTTAAAGAATGTCACTGTAGATGGATAGCCGGTCTCTGCAGTAAACGCTGCAGTATTTAAGGTCCATGATTTCGCAATGGCCTGAACTTGTGCATTTAGCTTAACAATGACTTCTCCTAGCACACCAGTTGGAGAAACATAAGAAGTAATTTTGACTTGGCCACCATTAATCGAAATGATTGCCCCCACATGCGCAGGAATGAATACAGATGCATCACCTGCAGTCACAGATTCCCAATCGGTACTATCGACTGCCGGAACCTTACCAGTGCTATCCGCTATTGCACGCCATGTCTGGCCAAGATAAATAACACGCTCACCAATGATGTAGTTTTCTGTTGAACTCCAGTTCGGAAAAGCAGCTGCATTCAGTGCAATAGACTTACCAACTTCAACACCAGTCGGCGTTAATGCCACGTTAGGCGTAGTGTTAATTTCATCCACCGGTGCGGTGACAAAAGTGAATTGATCAAAATTCCAGTTATCAAAGTCCTTACTGCAAACCAGACGCTGCACAGGATGATCACCCTGGACAAAGAACATGCGATAACGAGAATGCGCCACTTGGATCTGTGCAACTTTGGCCGCTGTGTTATACGGTGTACTTCCTGTATGAACTACAGATTGCGTTAAAGGGTCATACACCTGCAGAGTATTAATCCCCAAGATCAATAGAAATGGATTATCTGAGTTCGGTACAAAAGGAATCAGGCGCAATGCACCGGCAAAGATGCCACGAAACTTAGTACCTGGACGTTTCTTTGCACCACCTTCCACCAGTGGAATAGCATTTAACAGCTTCTTTGCGCCGTTGCCATACTGCTGCACGTCAGTCCGGGTATGCAGTAATGGTGAAAGCTCGCCACTGGATAGGTTATTTTTAAGTAGCCATTGCTTCATTAGTAGCGACTCCCGATATAGCGTGATTCCTCATACACCATATTTTCAGAAGGCCGTTCCTGCGCATTGATTGCACGTGCGCGCTTGATCAGGTCGCGGTACTGCGCTTCTGCTGATTGCCCTGCTGCATCGCTACCGGTGTTCGGTTTGCATAGCTTTGCGGCCATCTTGAGTGACATGGCTTCAACCAGCATTGAATCCCATGAATCTTCGTTATCGTTGTCAAAAATATATTCAAGATTGATCCGGTTTGTATTGGCCAAGATGTATCGATTCTCGACTTCATACTGTTCTGTATTGGCACTGATGATCCGGATGTAATCACGCGGCAATGGGAACGAATTCGAGTAGCCAAAGGCCGGATAAGTTGTTACTGGTGCAAGGACTGTGCGTTTCTTTGCACATGACCAAGGATGGTCACGCAAGATGGATTTTCGCACCTGGTCATAGATATTGCGGCAACGTTCAGCACGTGCCGTGTTCTCATCAAATGATGCAATATTCTGATCACCGATCAGGCTTAAAGCATGATTGACGATAGATGTTCTGGTTGTAATAGACATAAAAAAGCCCTCAAGTTTTAGTGATCTTGAAGGCTTTTAGGTTGCGGTTTTTTGGGTGTTAGGATCAGCCACCCATTGCTTTAAATAGATCCGCGTCATATTCAATGCGTGAGCCTAGAATATTGGAGTAAAGCCCCATCACTTCAGCTTGTGACTCTAGGTTATAAACCTGATCATCTGTGAGCATCGGTGCTTGATCCGTACCAAGCTTGGCCAGAAATGCTTGTAAGGCATTCAGTTTTGTATCCAGTTCAAGCTTTTCGAACTGCATGCGTTCAATGTGGTTTTTAGGTGGTTTAGCTGGATTGGCAAATAATCGATAGCCTTCCAGTTCCCAAAGTTTATTTTCTGCTTGCTTGGTTGCATTGCCTTTTGCTAAACGCTCACCAATTTCAGCATTAAAGTTTTCTTTATTTACACATGCACTAAAACCTGTGGCCAAAAAGAATGAACCATCTAAATATGCATGTACAAAAGTTGAAGTGGTATCACCTGGCTGCTGCACAGTCACATATGCAACACGATCCATAAGAGCTTCGATCTGATCTTTAGTCACACGCGGTGCTACTGCTTTTTCTGCTAGTTCTTGTTCTGTTACTGCTTTGCTCATTTTAATTTTCCTATTTAACTTCTTTCAAACAATTGCGGCACTCTGGCTTGGCATCAGTTCCAATCTCAGTCGCACCATGAAGACCAAAAAGACACATCAGTAATTGAATCATTTTGGCTCCTCCTTATAAAAAAGACCCGACACCCCATGCCCAAGATGCCGAGCCAAAGCCCCACTGTTAAGCTGGTGTGTAGTCGATTGCTACGACTTTCTTCTCGTTGGCACGACCAGCACCAAATGAATGAACACCACCAACCTGTTTTACGTTCTTCTTATCTGGACGAGTCGAGATATCGAAGCTTGTGATATCCGCATCACCGAAGTGAACAGCAGACTTACAGTACATCGCTAAACGCTTAGATCCTTCCGTTGCACCAGCACCGACTTTCTCATAAGCAACCCAAGTCACACCCAACCACTTGTGACCCACAGCACCGTTCTGCAACATTTGAACGTTGACATGATCAGAGTTGGTCAACACTGTGTCATTCAGGAATGCGTTAAGCACATCTGAGGTGTATGTGATAAAGATTTCTTCACCGTTCTGCTCATCACATTCGTTGGCACGGAATAGTGATTTTGCTTTGGTGATTTGCTGTTTCAGTGTGCCGAAAGTTGGTGCAATGATTTGTCCAGCTGGCAGGTTCACAGTTGATACAGTTGCTGTTCCTGCATCATCAACCACTTTGCGAGTTACTGGACCAACAAGAGCCGAATAGATAATGTCGTCAATCTTGCGCTCACGTGCGCTGATCAACAACTTCATGTATTTGTCTTGTGGCATTGCCTTCAGCTTAGGCAAGTCACGTGGCTCAATTGGAATGAATAGATCCCAATCAGACATTAACGCCGTACGCACACCCACATCTGGATGAGTCCACTGAGTATCACCGTAACGAGCGCCTGAAGCCTGCATCTCCACTGTGCCCATGTCATTGATAGTGAATGACTCACCTTCAATTTTTCCACGGTTTACAACGGTTTTAAGCAGTCGCGATTCGTTTTGCTGTGCCGCAACGTCGTATGTGTCATGGAACTGTTGAACAAACGCCGCTGTGATTTTGTTTTGGTTAGCCATTGGCTAAATCCCCCTTATTGATATTGCTTCGCATAAGCCTGTTCAACCTGCGCATAGACGCGTTTATGGTCTGGATGCTTGTCGTTCAAATAGGCTTCCGACTGCATTAATTCTTGAATGGAATCGCCCATGTTTTGTTGTGTGTTAGAAGGCGGTAAATCTTCCTGAATCTGCTTCCCAATGGCAGCGGCCAGGCGGATCACTGCTGTCGGTGAGTCCAGTTCTTCAGGTTTAAAACCAAGCGCTTCAATCGCCTGTTTAGCTAGGTTTACATTGGCACCAAAGTCATTGCCCCATTCTTCCTGCAAGGCTTCCATCTGAACGGCGGTGTGCTGCTCATAGGCTTTAACAACTGCTTCAACCTGCTGATTGTTCATACCTACAGCATGGAATGATTCCAGAACTTCGCTGTTATCTGCCTTAAACGCATCAAAATCGAAGCCATCAATAGAAACGGCGTAAGCATCGGCAGATTCTGGTACCGCTTTTTCTGGATCTGTTTCAACTGGCGCTGGGTTTGGTTCACCTGGTGCCGGATCTGCTGGCGGAGTACCCGGAGCAGGTTGCGTTTCTGTTCCCGGAGTTGGTTCCGGAGTTTGAACTGGTTCAACTGCTGGTACGTTCTCTGGGTTTGGGTTTTGTTGTTCATCCATTGTTTTGCTCCATATGTGCAAGTTCTAGGCTCTCGTCATAGCGAGGATCGTTTGCTGTGTTAATTCGGTTAATAATGAAGTCCACGACTTCGGCACGACCTAAACGGCGACATGTTTCGCGTTCGTTTTCAGCAAAAGCATTGCGTTTAAATCGCACGGTGAGTTCTTCTAAAATTCGCTGGCCATTTACGTCCATATCAAAAAGCATCTGATAGGTCAGCGCCGTTGGTTTGCGGTGTGAACGCCATTTAATGTGGTGACCAAAGCCCAACTCTTGCTCTTGTTCTTCAATCAGTTCTTCGAGTTCTTGAGCTGGCTTGGCTTGAAGATCGGCAATGTCCTGCTTCAATGCGAAAACTTGCTCTTGCAGTATTTCTGCACGCTCCCATTCATGGTGCTTTTCATTGCGTAAGTTGCTGGATACTGCTCTTTCCTCAAACAGCTCATTGCTTAAGGCTTTGACCTTGTTTTCTTTTTCATAAAGCAAAGCGCAGGCAATTAGCGCAAGAATGGCCATCACGGCAAAAGCTAAAATCATTGCATCACCTCACTGACCATTTGTGCTTCCAAGCCTTTACCTGCGGCATTTGCTACAGCTCCTGTTACTTGCTGTGCCATAGCTGCTTCTCGCTCCTGTGCTGCTGCCTGTTGTTGAGCCTGTGCTTTCTGCTCACGGTATGCCTGAAGTTCATCAGTCGTTCGCATGATTGAAGTTGGCGCACCTAGACCGGCTGCCAGTACTTGCGGTACTGCATCCAGATTGATGTTGTCCAGTGCATCCGGAGCGACTTCAATAATTGAACCAAGTGAAGCCATGAGACGTTCAATACTGGCCACTTCCTCAAGTTTCTGAGCACGTGCCAGTGGTGAAATAAACTTGAATGAAAGATTGCGACCCTGTAGATCCTCTGGTGCTTCGCCTAGTACTTCTGCCCGATATGCCAGACCAAAAGCACGATCAAGGATAGGAACCAGTAATTCAGCCTGAGCACGGCCATATAGCGGCCCGAGCTGCTGCCGGATCATATCGACCCGTGCATAAATCTCTGCTGCTGTTGGCGGTGTGTTGTAGTGCTGCTGTAGACTGTCAGCCATCAACTTACGGCGTATGCTGGACTGAATACGATCTAGCAACGGATCTGCGACTTGAAAGCCGCGACCACTGTCCAGACGTTTCATTGCATCCACCTTTCCTGCAGTGACGATCTTGCCGCCACCGATACGTACAGTACGCGGGTTTAAAATTCCGTCATCCTCCGCAATCCAGAAACCAAGTACATCAATCTCAGCACTGCGCAATGTGTCACGCATCAAAGCATTAGCACTTTTGGCATCTGGTAACGCCGTGGACATAATGCCAATTCCGTACACGCTGCCCTGGATCTTTCTAAAACGTGGTACCGCACATGGGAACTCGTTATAGCCGGATTCCTTCAGCATAGATTTGCTGTCCACTTCCACATGATATGAAGCAAACGGCATATTCTTTGGTAGCAATACACGATTAGTCATTGGTGCTTTGACCTTACGTGGTTCAATCACATGAACGATTTTGAAGGTTGAATCTGGTCGGCTTTCATAAGCTCTACGCACGGAATCACTTACTTTGTGTTCACCGAACTCATTCACCAGCTGCGCCGCAGTCTTTCTGTACTCGCGATAAATCGTATCCACTTGACCATCCGGACGTGTGGACGCAACGAAGCATTCACCGATTGGCCAGCACTGATACATAAATCCACCGCCTTTTTCGCGGTCAATGTCCTGGTAAATCACACCCCAACCAGCAACAGCGAAATCAATGATCATGTCGTAGATTTCACTGTCAAAGTTCGCGCCGTGGATATTACGGAATAAGAACTGTGCGACCTGTTCAAGCCAATGTTCACCTGGTGTGAGCTCGGCCTGATTGTCCATACCATCAGGTACAGCTTTAAACCAGATCGCGTTTGCAGGTGTGGTACCCGCAATCAGATTAGATACGAATACCAGGATAGATTCAGCAGCGGTTGAGTCGAGCAGATCCGCACGCTGTTTCTCTCTTGTGCCTTCCAAGCCTGAACCACCACTGAAACACTGTTGGCGTTCAGGTGCTCCGTACTTGTAGCATTCAGTCCAGTGCGCTTCGTATTTGGCACGTTCTGCCCGAAGCTCACTCAACCGTTTGCAGATTTGATTTGCTCGATCACTCATGCTTTATCCGCCTAGTGTTGATTTCTTATTGCCATCAGCTGCGCTAAGGACTTCCGATGCTCGGCGCTTTTTCATGGCAGCCTGTGCGTTATCCTGTTTAGATTGCTGGGCTTCTGGTGAGTTTTCAGCAGCTTTATTCGCTGCACGCTCCTTCGTACCAACAATGTCGAGTCCAAAAATCTTCCCGCTGTTCTGAAACAACCTGCCAAATGATCCTCCACACATATCAGCCCCCTAAGGTATTTTTCTTCTCGTCCTGAGACGATCCAGAAGACAACACTTCAGATGCTTTGCGCTTTTTACGTGCTGCAATCTCTGCATTTTCTGCTGTTTGAGCTGCTGCTTTGGCCTTGGCTTCTGCCGCCTGTGCGTCATAGCCTTTGGCTGCTGCTTTGGTGTCAGTCAGTCCAATGGCATCAGTCACAGTGCTAATTGCTTTACCTACGAATCCACCGCACATGATTAGAACTCCTCGGTAGTCCATCCATTTGGGCCAACAACCTGGCGCGTGCGCTTTAGTGTTGGATCAGCACCGGATGCACCTACATTCTGTGTAGCTGGTTGATCTGCTTCACCTTTGTTTTTGCGCCATTCGAGGAATTCTTCATATTCCTTTTTAGCGGCCAGATCTTCTTCAGTTGGAGTTTGACCACCCCCAACTGGTGTACCTAGTGAACTGGTTTCATTAGTAGACTGATCTTGTGATTCAGCATCACCGCCAGTGATGTGCTCTAACGCTGCATCGGCCTGTTCTGCTGTGGTTGGTTGCGCCGTAGTTTCGACTGTTGGTTCCGGTGTCTTTGCACCTGGTGTACTTACTCTGCGAGCTGCCATAAAAAAACCCTATTCAGTGGTTGATTGAATAGGGTTACTGTGGGGGTATGGGTGTTGGGGTTTGTTGGGTGATTTATCAAGTAATCTTTTACCTGCTTTGATTTCTGCATCTGTGGCGTGTCTTATTTGAGAGAATGTAGCATTACCAACATCCTTACCGCTCATATCTTTTGCTGCTATCAAGCCATCAACCGGAATTGATTTAATAACAAAAAGCTGGCTCTTATCCCAAGCTACTGTTATTAAATCCCCAACCTCAAAAATATTGTGCTGGCGGCGGTATTCAAGACATTGTAGTTCAAGTCCAGCTGCTGTGACTCTATCACCTGAATTTTCATAGTTTATTGCAGCTTGCTTTACAGCTTCATAGCTGCCGTATTTTTCAAATATATTCATTTTCATTCACCTAAACTTATTAAAAAAATTCTGATTTTTCATACCAACGTACTGACACCAGCCCCATAATTCACGCCAGTAAAACCACTCGCCGTTGACCTCCTTCCACGGCGTGCCGTCATTTTCTATGTGGGTGTAGTCAGGTGGCATGATCAACCACCTATAAACTTGCTGATCGGCTCTTTGAACCAATACGCCAAAATTAAAATCGTTCCACAGATATAAAAAACCGTATCACTCACAACCCTAACTCCCGATCCAACTCATCAATGACCTGATCACACAGGCCGCCGTCTTCAAAAATATCCATCTGGCCAATCTTGTATTTGTATGTGGTCCACTCACCTTCCAGTGGATAGCGCACAATGCCTGTCTCTGTTTGCCATAGCAGGATGAATGCATGGCCATTGTCATAGTTTGGAACACCACCACGCGCCCATTCACTCACAGTTGAAGCACCAGACACCGGTAGAACGTCTGCAATCTTTTCGTGTGTCCAGCCGCATTTGCTTAAGTCCAGGATCATTCTGTTGAAGTCTGGACGCTTGTAGTTTCTAAGCTTTAACTTGAACTCCTTCACCTTCTTTTTGGTATGCAAATTGACAAAACGCGCGCGCGCGCGAGGAGAGTTCGTATAAACCCCCTCTCCACACTCCCCACCCACTAGTTGCAGCCCCATAGAACTTCCCATAGCAACCCCTATATTCACTTTAGATTTCCATTACTTTTATTTTGAGTAATCCGCCTTTTACGACATTGCCCCGGCGTACTATCAGCTCATCAAACTGTTCGTCATCTACGCAAAATTCACACTTCACCAGGCTATCAATCGTTGCTTTCAAGTAATTATCGATATCCCGTCTTAACCGATTTGGA